AACGCCTGAATGAATCGCGCACACGGGAAATTCAGAAAATGAGGGAACTTGGCGGAGAGCTGAAACGCCACGGCATTTCCCTGACAGGCAGCGATAACACCATTCAGCAGGCCATCAGACGCACCGAACAATACAACAACCAGCTTGAACGCGAACGGCAGGCGCTTGCGCGTGTAACGCAGGCGCGTGAGCGGTATTCGCACGCGCAGGAAACCGCGGGAAAACTGAAAACAGGTGGTGCGCTGGCAATTGGTGCGGCAGCGGCGGGCGGCTATGCTGCCGGGCGTTTTTTGCAGCCTGCGATCGGGTTCGGCAAAGAGATGTCCCGCGTTCAGGCACTGACGCGAATCGACAAAAACAGCCCGCAGTTTAAGGCGCTGCGTGAGCAGGCGTTAAAACTTGCTGAAACACAGTTTACTGCGAGTGATGCCGCCAGTGGGCAGAGCTTTCTGGCAATGGCTGGTTTTACTCCGCAGGCCATTCAGGCCGCATTGCCCGGTGTTCTTAATATGGCGCTGGCAGGTGGCGTCGAACTCGGCGAGACGGCTGATATAGGCTCCAATATCCTCACACAGTTCAACCTGACAGCCGATCAAATGGACCGGGTGGGCGATACGCTGACAGCAGCATTTACCCGGACCAATACTGATTTACGCGCGCTGGGCGAAACCATGAAGTATACCGGTCCGGTTGCCGCAAAACTTGGTATCAGTCTTGAAGAAGCGGCGGCCATGGCCGGGATGCTTGCCAATAATGGTCTTCGCGGAAGCGATGCTGGCACGGCCATGCGCGCAAGTCTGTCCCGCCTTGCATCACCGCCAAAAGCTGCGGCTGATGCACTGAAAGAGCTGGGGGTGTCAGTTGCTGAGGCCAGAGGCAAAATGCGCCCGATGGAGGATGTGCTGCTTGATCTCTATAAGGCGACACAAAAATACGGACAGGTGGACCAGGTCTCCTTCTTCAAGGACATCGCCGGAGAAGAGGCGTTCGTTGGTTTGCAGACGCTTGTTGCGGCGGCTGGTTCAGGAGAGCTGCAAAAACTGACCAGAGAATTGCAGGGGGCAAGGGGAGAGGCCGATCGCGTCGCAAAAGTAATGGCTGATAATCTTGATGGGGACCTGAAAAATCTCGACAGCGCATGGGAAGGTCTTCGTATTCGCATCAGTGATCTGGTTGACGGTCCGCTGCGTTCTGTCACGCAGTGGCTCACGCGGGTGCTTGAAAAAATCACCTCGCTGGCGCAGGCCCATCCGGTACTGACGCGCCAGCTACTGATAGCAGGCGGTGCGTTGCTGGCAATGACTGCAACGATTGGCTCGTTGTCGCTGGTTATTGGGGTGCTTTACGGGAAGCTGGCCACCCTGCGTCTTGGTTTTGACATTCTTACCCGGTCAATGAATGTCGTCAGGGTGTTACCTGCGCTATGGGGAATGGTGACGGGTTCCGTTTCTTTACTGGGAGGCGTTATCGGGGCGTTGTTCAGTCCGGTTGGTCTTATCGTGGCTGCGCTTGCCGGAGCTGCCGTTCTTATCTGGAAATACTGGGATCCTATCAGGGCTTTCTTTGCCGGGGTGTTCAGCGGGATTATGGAAAGGCTGACCCCGTTGCGCGACACCTTTGAACGGTTTGGCCCTGTTTTTGACGTAATCGGAAGCGGTTCAGCCAGGTGTTTAACTGGTTTAAATCGCTGCTGTCACCGATGGAGTCCAGCAAGGAAACGCTGGATAAATGTACCAGTGCTGGCGAGGTATTCGGTAACGTTCTTGGTGGTGCGTTACAGCTTGTTCTGACGCCTGCAAAAATGTTGCTGGATACGCTGGCGTGGATACTTGAAAAACTCGGTGTGCTTCCGGATGAAGCGGAAAGGGCGCGCAAGAAAATCGAAGACGCACAACGTGCGGCCATTCTTCAGGACAAGGTTGCTCTGTTTCAGGGAGACATTGCGAAAATCAATCCGCCGAAGTCTGCGGGAAATAGCAATGGCACCGGAGATGATAAACCCAAAGACAACAAACCTCTCACAGACAGCAATACCGGCACGCTACGCAGACTCAGCAAAATTGCTGATAACACAGGTAAGCTGGTTGATGAGACAAAAAAACGCATTGGCCCCGGCGATATTGTCTTTAAGAACCTGCCCCGCGCACTTGCTGTTCGTGGGGAGTGGCAGGAGCGGAAGATTGCGCAGGTCAGTAAGCCTGCCCCCGCAATTAATATCACACCCGTGGTCCCGGCTCCGCTGCCTCCGGCGCTGGTCCCTGTTGTTGCGGCCAGCTCCCGCCCGGTGGTGGAGGCCATACGATCGCCAGTGGCATCAGTTCCTGCAACTTCCCGTAACCGGGAGCCTGTTGCCTCCGGATTTGGCGGTGAAATTCATGTTCATCTGCATAACGTTGTTACGCAGAATCCCCGCGAACTGGCGAAACTGGTCGGCGAAATGGTCAGGGCAGAAATGGAACGGCGCGCCCGTGCCAGGCGTGGCAGTTTTTACGATAAAGATTGAGGAGTCATGGCCATGATGATGATCTACGGCATGTTTGTTTTTGAGCTGCGCACGTTGCCGCATCAGCAGTTACAGCAAAACAAAAGCTGGCGACATGTGAAAAATGAACGCGTTAACCGTTCAGCAAGCTGGCAGTATATCGGTGCAGGTGATGATCGCATCGTTCTTTCTGGTGTTCTTTATCCTGAGATTACTGGTGGCGAAGTGTCGCTGTCGTTGTTGACCACGCAGGCATATACAGGACGTCCTTGGCCTTTGATTGATGGCGTCGGGCAGATTTACGGCATGTATGTCCTGACCGGAACGAATACGACCCGCTCCGAGTTTGATCGCTACGGTAAGGCGAAAAAGATAGAATTTTCACTGACTCTTGAACGCTGTGATGAGGATTTGCGGGAGCGCCTGCAATCCTCATCGTTCAGCGATATGCTGTCCGGCTTCAAAGATAAGGTGACATCATCCCTTAATAGCGCGGCCAGCTCAGTTAAGGGGCTGCTCTGATTTAACGTATGTCGCCAATTTCCTGATGAAGGTGACTGGCGACTTGCTGTTGTATGTCCTTCTCAGAAAATTGTTTTTGAATAACAAATAACAGGATTTTATAATCTCTTAACCTTATAACATGTGTGGTCTGAAATAATAATTAAGGAGATTATCGTGCTATCTTACTTAATGGCAATTCACTTTGTTTTATTTGGAAACTCTACTAATTTAAAAAACTTCTGGAAACATGAAGTAATTCGGCGGAAACGTATGGATATCTGGAGGCTTTTAAGAGAGAAAAAACAGCGTAACCGGAATTTCCTTTTCTGGTGGCGGTTGGCTAACGAAATGTATATTAATGGTAATAAATTACATAAGAAAGCAGCCAAAAAGTTAAACAGTAAAATAATTAACAAGTTTGGTTGTGAAATAGGATTGGGCGCAAATATTGGAAAAGGGTTGACAATTCCCCATCATGCTGGAATTGTTGTTCATTTTGCTGTTGATGCGGGTGAAAATCTGGTATTACGACAGAATACTACCATTGGACAGATAGATGGTGATATGCCTAGTTCAAGAGTAAAAATTGGTAGTAACGTTGATATCGGAGCTAATTGTTGCATCATTGGATTATCACGTAAAATTGGGGATAATGTAAAAATAGGTGCAATGTCTTTTATAAATAAAGATATACCATCAAACTGCACATATATAACTAAAAAGAGTGGTGTTGTATTGTATAAATAGAGTACATAAAGCCATCGATATTTCTGTCGATGGCTTTTTCTTTTTATTGTGGGGCGACTGGCCACTCAACATCCGCTGCTACTGTTGTATCAACACGATTCAACAATACCCGATATGTCTTCCATGCAGCCAGTAACGATGCCTCTTCCTCCGTCGCAATATCCAAATCTACGGCATCCTGAAGTGGCGCAATATGCTCACTGGCTACCTGCATCAGGCTGTTTTTTGTTTCTTCTGCCTCCCGTACCCGAAACAGTTTTTCTGCTTCTGCATCTTTCGCCCAGGATGTGCCGTTCCACTTCTGACACTCTCCATCCGGCGACAACCAGGTAACATTTTCCGGTAACGGACCGAGTTCAGAAATAAATAACGCGTCGCCGGAAGCCACGTCATAAACCGTTTTACCCCGATGATCTTCAACGAGATGCCACGATGCCTCATTACTGTTGAAAACAGCCACGAAGCCAGCCGGAATATCTGGCGGTGCAATATCGGTACTGTTTGCTGGCAGACCTGTATGAGGCGGAATGTATGCGTCACCTTCACCAATAAATTCATTAGTTCCGGCCAGCAGATTGAACCGCCCCGGGAATCCTGGAGACTAAACTCCCTGAGAAAGAGGTAAACAGGATGACTAAAAATACACGTTTTTCCCCCGAGGTCCGTCAACGGGCAGTCCGTATGGTTCTGGAAAGTCAGGGCGAATATGACTCACAATGGGCGGCAATTCGTTCCATTGCCCCAAAGATTGGCTGTACACCAGAGACTCTGCGTGTGTGGGTTCGTCAGCATGAGCGGGATACCGGGGGCGGTGATGGTGGACTCACCACCGCTGAACGTCAGCGTCTGAAAGAGCTGGAACGTGAAAATCGTGAACTGCGCCGCAGTAACGATATCCTTCGCCAGGCTTCCGCTTATTTTGCGAAGGCGGAGTTCGACCGCCTCTGGAAAAAATAATGCCGCTGCTGGATAAGCTGCGTGAGCAGTACGGGGTCGGACCGGTATGCAGTGAACTGCATATTGCCCCGTCAACGGATTACCACTGTCAGCAACAGCGACATCATCCGGATAAACGCAGTGCCCGTGCGCAGCGCGATGACTGGCTGAAGAGAGAGATACAGCGCGTATACGATGAAAATCATCAGGTGTACGGTGTGCGTAAAGTCTGGCGCCAGTTGTTACGCGAAGGTATCAGGGTGGCCAGATGTACAGTGGCGCGCCTCATGGCGGTTATGGGACTTGCCGGTGTCCTCCGGGGTAAAAAGGTCCGTACTACCGTCAGCCGGAAAGCCGTTCCCGCAGGCGACCGCGTAAACCGTCAGTTCGTGGCAGAACGTCCTGACCAGCTGTGGGTGGCTGATTTTACTTACGTCAGCACATGGCAGGGCTTCGTCTATGTGGCGTTCATCATTGATGTGTTTGCCGGATGTATCGTGGGGTGGCGAGTCTCATCGTCTATGGAAACGACATTCGTGCTGGATGCACTGGAGCAGGCGTTGTGGGCCCGTCGGCCGTCCGGCACAGTCCATCACAGTGATAAAGGTTCTCAGTATGTATCACTGGCCTATACGGAGCGACTAAAAGAAAGCAAAAACTGCTGGCATCAACAGGGAGTACAGGTGACTCGTATGACAACGCGATGGCGGAGAGCATCAATGGTCTTTACAAAGCGGAGGTAATACACCGTAAGAGCTGGAAAAACCGTGCAGAAGTGGAACTGGCCACACTCACGTGGGTGGACTGGTATAACAATCGACGATTGCTGGGAAGGCTGGGTCATATCCCTCCGGCAGAAGCAGAAAAAGCTTATTATGCTTCCATCAGAAACGATGATCT